CCTGCTTCAACAAGAGCGTAACGAGATTTAACGGCAACTTTCGGAGTCATTGTACCTTCAGCAATTGTTTGGATAGTTTCAGCCATCAAGTAAGGCATGTATTTTAATCCTGGTTCTTCATCAGCACCTTTACGTCCTACTAATACACGAGTATCAGACCAAGACATGTTAGGGTCAACATATACAGTCATACCTGCAACAGCACCTACTGGGTAAAGTGAACCGTTGTTTTGGTTGATTGTATTTGCCATTGGAGCAAATGTGAATTGTGCAGAATCTTGTAAGATTGTAGCGATTTGAAGGTTTGTAACAATGAAGTTAGCAGGACCTCTACGACCTCTTTGAGAGATTACGTTACCACCAGCAAGAATTCTTGAGAAAACTCTACGTTGAACAGTCCATTGGTTTTCAAATGCTGCAGAAGGATTAGCTCCAGCGAACAATGACATAACAGGAACAGACATTGTAGTAGTTGCACCGTCTTTATTGTTGAATGTTTGGTAAGTTGTACTAGCACTTGGGTCAGTTTGCAAGTTGAAGTTTTGACCTTCTACTTCAGCAAATGTATTGTGGTTAGTCCATCCTAAAGCAAACGCTCTTGATAAGATGTGTTTGTTGATTGATTGAGATACTTCGTTCACTAATGAATTTTCAACCATACCTACAACATCGATACCGAATTGACGGTTAAGATCTTGTATTTGTTCAGTTGTTACAGTAGCAGCAGCTTGGTAAGTTTCAGCTTCAACGAACTTAGTGAATGTTTGAAGACCCATAGTTCTGTAGTAAGTTTGTTCACCAATACCTCTTCTCATTGGTTCTGGGTTAGAAGCACCATTTGCATAGTTTCCAGTCCAAGCATCACCATCTTGAGCACCAGCACCAGTATATCCTTGGATATGATCTTCTAAAGCTTTCACTAAAGAAGCAGTTGCAGTACAAGGTGTAGCAGCAGGAGAACCATCAGAATCAATTGTAAATGCAGATCCAGTGTTGAATACATCAGCAACTAATAAATGAGGAGTTGAGATAGAAGCAGTTTGCCAAGCAGAACCGATTTTATATTTTTCGCCAGATTTAAGAGCACGGAAGATTTTGTATGCATCGATACGAGATTTACCAATATAGATTAACTCTAAGTTGTTTGATCCTGAAGTTGCAACATATTTAGTACCTACTGTGTAAGAACCACCGATGTTAACTTTAATCATTGTTGGGTTTTCTGCGTTTGCATCAGATGGGTCGTTTGGTAATTTACCACCAGCATAAACGTAGTCAAGGTAAGTTAATACTCCTGAAGGACCGTTCATTGGAATTACAGGTACAATATCAAAACCGATTGTTCTAGCACCAACTTGGATTGCAAGAGGTAAAAGAGAAGGGAATTTGTCACCTGAACCAGTTGCAGCGCTATGGAAAGCAGCACCACCAGCAACTTGACCTGTAGCCACGTTACCCATACCTGGAGTGTTTTGTAAAGATGCAGCAGGCCATGCCCATCCGCCTACGAAAGAAGATTCATTCAAAGCGTGGAAGTGGCAATATTTTGATAACCAAGCAAGTTTACTTTTGTCTGTAATTTGCGTTTTTTCTTCTACGATTGGTGCCCATTCTTCGAAAATTTGTTTTTCGTTTAAAAGTTTCATTTTATTGAATTTTTTTATTTTAATGTTTGTTTTATCTGTTGAATCTATCAAGATTTGCTTTTACGCTTTCCATATAGCTTTTGCTATATCCACGTTGTGCAGCTCCAGTTTCTTCAACAATTTGAGCATTTGCTGATTCGTTCAGCGTACCGTTGCCTTCAACTTTATGCAATCCACGAGTTTGCCAGAAATTGATTACTTGTCGTTCAGTATTCAATGGGTACAATTTCGATTGTGAAGCAATTTGATTCTTTGCAGATTCAGTTAGAGATTCCCAAGTTGCTTTGTACTCCTCAGGCATTTTTTCTAACCATAGGTCAGATTTTGGTGCTAGAGATTGAGTTGCTGCTCTTTCAAGTAAAGCAGTCATTTCTTCTTTACTTTTGTGGTTGTTTTCATTGATAGACGATGCAATCTGTTGTTTTTGAATGTCTGTAAAAGAAATAAATTTCTTAACTTGTTCGCCATCTAAATTCTTTAAGAAAGGATAATTTTCAATGTGTTCATTGATTGGATTCATCTTTTGTGTTTGGATAGATTCCAATAAGTTGTCAATTTTGCTTCCTAAAGAAGTATATTTACTTAATATGTTTTCTTTTTCATTAACAACAGCTTCATTAACAATTGGAGCAGTTGTGTTTGTTTTTACGCTTTCAGAAATTGCTTCAGCAAAACCTGCAACGTTTTCAAGATCTTCACGAGTTGCAGCATTTTCACCTAAGTAATCAGCGTATACGTGAACTTCGTTTGTTTTCTCCATGATATAATCTTGGTAGTTCCATAAGTGATTAATTTTTTCAGTAATTACTTCTTGGATATAAGATTGTGTTTCATGTAATTCTTTTGCTAAAACTTCTTCAGCATAATTTAAACCGTAATTTGCTTGTTCTGCAATTTTCTCAGAGTAAGCAATATTTTTTTCAAGTAACGGTCTAATTTTATCGTTTAAATAACCAGCAACATAATTATGATCTTCAGCAATTTTTTCAGTGTATGCAGCAACATGATTATGATCTTCTGCAATACGTTGTGTATAATCTGCTAACCAGTTATGATCTTCACCAATCAATTCAACATAATTAATTGTATCAGAAACATATTTAGAAAGTTCATTAGAATATTTCTTGATTGTAACAATTTCACCTTCAAGAACTTTAATTCTTTCATTTGTTTCATCGGTTGTAGATTCTTGTGGCTTAACAGATAAAGATTCCATTTTCTTAGTCATTTCAGCGATTGCCGATTCAAACTTTTCCATTTGTTCTTTAACATGTAAAGAATACTTGTACATATCTTCAGCCGTAACAGTATTATTATTTTTTTCCATGCTTGATGAATTATTTTTATTATATATTGCTTCATTCAATGCATTTTTTTCAACTTGTGCATTTTGGGTTGAAGCAGGTTTTGTTTTCTTTGTTAAACTAAAATCATATATACTAAAATCAGCACCTTCAATTAATAAATCAGGATACTTATCAGTCACATCGTATAAATTAATGCCATCAGCACCATTGAATCCTAATTCTTTATTTAATGAAGGTAATTCAGTTTCCATTACTAATCCTGAACAGATAGATTCGTATACACGTTCCATTTCAGCATTATCGCCAAATCCGCCATCCGCAACTAAATCATAAGTGAAGATTCTTTTGATTTTAACTTCTTTGTTTTCTTTAACAACACCTGCAGCTCTAGATGAAATACTAATAGGGAAACCTGAATCAACAAGTTTTCTAGCATTTAAACCAGCAGGGTCAGTATCTAATAATCGAATACGTCCTTTAAGTGTACGTGTTTCTTTATCATACCAAATTTTTTCAACAAGATGTGAAATGTTTGCAAGACTTACATCGAATTTTTCAGGATGATCTAATTCACCAGCTAATTTATTTCTTTTGATTTTTTCTTGTAAATATTCCAAGTGTGGCATGTATTCGTCTTCTTCGTAAATTCTATGATTTACGTTTTCTTTACCGAATACACAAAAAATTCCTTCAAGAATATAATTGTCTTTATCAACAACTTTAAATTCATGACCAGATTTTTCAGTTAATAAAAATACCTTAGCGTTTTTTGACATGTGATATATGTTTTTATTTTATTTTATATATTCATTTAATTTTGAAGCTTTTATGTAAGTCTAACAGGATTTTCGATACATCCAATAATAGAGCACGAATCATTTTCGTCAGAATACTTTATTTTTGCAATTGCAAAATTATATATGCCACCAGTTACAAAACAATCTTTCGGTATTTCAATTCCTTCTGTTGGATTGTTCAATAAGTACAATGTTAAATTACCTTTTAATTCTTTTGTTGCCATTATACCTGTAATGTATCTGCTGTGTTGGTCCAAACCACCCTTACCTGGCGTATAATCAATATCGTGTTTGATTGGTACAATTTTAGTATATACCATGTTATCGTTTTTTAAATTTATAAATCAAATATATTAATGCGGAAATAATTAAAACTTCGTTAAAATATTCCAATAAGTTTGCGCTATTAAAATTAATGTTATGAAACATTGCAAAAAATTCGCCGATTGCGTAAAGAAGAGAGAAAAGAATAGTAACTTTAAGAAAATTGATAACTTGCATACGTGTTAAACATATCATAGCTTTAACATTTTGTTTAAATCTTATGTATGTTTTAATAGACTTTAATAATAAGAAAAATGATAAACCGATTAATAAAATATGCAATGCTGTGTTCATTATTTTGATTTTTTTTCAATGTATTGACGTGTTTCGTTTATATACGCCGCATACTCATTATTTAACATGCCAATTATATCTTTTGGATTGTAACCATGAATTAGATTTACGTAAAGATCTTGTGATATTTCAATGTAATTTATATGATTTTCCATGTATTCGTGTAAATGAACATTTCGATATTTAAGTTTACTTAAAACCGTAATATCTCTATCATATAAATTCTTTGTTATGATTTCCAAATTGCTTTTTATCAATTCTTGTCTTGCAGGGTCTTTAATATTATTCTCTGTATGAATTCGCATTATTGTTTCAATCAATGTAAACTTGGTTAACATGTATTGTGCTTCTATAATGTCGTACGAAGATTGTAATGTAAGATTGTTTGTATTCTCATCGTATAGAACTTTGTAAATCTTATCCAACGTTTTTGTTTGTCGAATAAACATAATCATGAATGCACTTAAGAACACCACAATGATTAATGCGACAAATCCCAACTTCAAATATAATTCTCCCAATGTTCCTAGCGTATATGCATTCATTAAATTGTGTTATTTTACGTATAGAATCACAATGTGATTGTTTAATTATATATTACATTCAAAAATGAACATTATTGAAGAATATAATGGTTTAGGACTATTTATATGTGTATGCAGCCAAACTTTTACCATATTTATCTGCAAATTCTGGCAACTTTGCATTTGGACATGAATCAATAATTTCTAATGGTTTTCCTTCAAACATTGGACGGTCGGATTGGTCTGCTTTAAATGATTGCGTTCCGCCTATGGGTTTCATTGATTTTTTTCCTGCCGTGAATACAACTATTGTTTTGATAATGTTTCCGTTGTAATCTTTATTTGCCCATATTTCAGCTGTTCCATCAGGCCATGTTTCATACACGTTGAAATATTTTGATGAACCGGTTTTGAGATTTAATGTTCCGATTGATGCAACAGCAGCACCAGAATTATAACGTCTGTTATTGTTTGCTTCATTGATAAATTCATCTAATGATGGTATTCTTCTTTCCATAATATTTATATTTTTATTTTATATATTTCCTGGAAAAAAAGCATAAAAAAACGGATTACCTCTTTCGAAGTAATCCGTAATTTTTTTGGAGCCGAATGAATTGTTCGGCAACTCCACCACTTTGTTTAATATTTTATGCGGTAAAACAAAGAAACCGCCTTTTCTTTAATAATATTTTACAATCTGTTGATTTCCGTTATATACTTCGTCAGCTAATTGCTTTAATTTATCGTTTATATTTTGAGTAAAAACATTTTCAGATATGCGAATAAGCCTATACGAATTAAGTATACACCATTTTTCTAATGCCGCATCTTTATCTTGTTTTTCTTTTAATTGATTATGAATGTTTTTAAAATGCCATATGCCATCGTATTCGATGCATACCTTTAATTTATTTGAATATAAATCTCGAGATATCCTATATTCATCAATATTTAAGTTTCCGCCAAATGTCCAATTATCGTCAGGATATTCAGATTTAAAAAAATCTCGTATAATTAATTCATTTTTTGATGAAAACCTTTTATTTTTTAAATGACTACTTGTTGTTAATTGCAAATTGCTATTAGTTTTCCACGCTTGCTTTAAACTTAAGCTCATCTTATTACGAGTTTCTATTGAATGATTTCGTGTATTGCTACATGAAACTGAACAATAATACTTTTCTTTGCATTTATTTTCATGCTCTTTTATCGAAAATGATTTCCCACAAATATGGCACGAAACGATTTTTTCTATAATTTCGCCATTAATCTTTTTATACCGATTAATGGCGTTTTCTTTATTTTTTGCAATGCTTGCAATATTGTCTTTATGCGCCCACCGTATATGATTTGCGTATAATGAATGATTTTCAAATCCCATTCCGCAAGTTTCACATTTTTTCATAACATATTTTATTTATCAAATTGGATGTGAAAGAACTCGAACTAATAAATAAAACGGTTGCCTACTGTTGTAAGCAACCGTTTTGTGGAGGTGCGGGGATTCGCAAATGTTATCAATATGTTTCCATATTGTTCAGACTATATCATCAACTGATTAATAACGATTAATCAGTGTCGGGCGCTTTATCCTGTTATTAAGGAAACTGTATTCCTCAGGTAGTCGTTGAACCTTCACAAATTGTAATTTGCGCTTGGCTGCTGATTGGCATATTCAATTGAACTTAGCGTTCCAGCAATTCACCCGATTTATTTTTACTTGGTGTCACCACCAAGGGGGTCCAATTCCCATTTAAACCCCGGTCCTAGCAAACGAGCCAAAAGCTCTCTACGTGCGTGTGTTATTTTTGGTATTCGACAATTTCATCAATGAGAATAACCTGAAACTCGATGAATTGGTTTTAACAACAAAAAGTCATATACAAAATGATGTTGTTATCACATTAAGATATGTTACCAAATTGTTTGAAACCCACATATGATTGCGTTAGGTAAATTGCAATCGAAGGTTGCTCTTTGCTTAATCTGATTAAGCAGCCATTAGCATTGACTCTCTTTCGAAAGTTGCTATTGAACGAAGTGCATTGTTAATAGTTTTGCCTATTATGGTTTTGTACGATATATGATTAGTACAATCATCAGCACGCGAACTTCGAACACTGAAAGCAGTCAAAAGCCGGTCACCCCCTTATTTGTTGTTTAATTTATATACATTAAGATTCAATAGTTTTTCTGTAATGAAAATCAATTGGTCTAGATGCAAGTGGAAGAATACTGAAACTATCAGTAATTTTTTCTGCATCTGCAATAACTTTTTTTAATTCAATTCCTTCAGATATTATTTCGCGTTTGCTATTTAAAGCAACGTATTTCGATTCTGAATTTTTTGGCGTAATTTTTATCGCTGTCATTTAAAATGTTGATTGCATAATTAGTTTTTTAATATCTTCAATTAATGCTGATTTAGCAGCATCTGCGCCGGGTTTCATATAATTTTCTTTTATCATATGTTCGACAATAACTGTTGCAAGTACTTGCGCACCAGCAGGTTTTTTATCGCCCGCAACTTGAACCATTGCTTCATTAACTGAATATTCTTCAATTGTTGGTATTCTTCTTTCCATTATCTTAATTATTTTTAAATTTCATTTTCATCAATTACTTTGCAATTCTTTGCATTTTTGTCAATGAATTTTAATAATCTTTCATCAAGATAATTGTCAAAAAGTATAACCAAGTTTTCGTTTTCAAATTTAACGATTACTTCAGGTTCTTTGAATTTTCGAGATGCTCTGTATTGCAACTCATGAAGTTCATTAATATCGCCTGAAATTTTCATTCTCTTTTGATGAACCTTTCCGTTCTTTTTTGTAAACTCGGAAATACTGTATAATCTTTTAAATGCCATTTGCGTAATTTTTATTATATATTCGCAAACACATTGATTAATAGCCGTATTTCGATATGTCTTCGTATGTTTCTTTCGGTAATGAACCTGATGTCCAAGAACCTGTACGAATTGACATACTGTTCAAATATAGAGAATGCAATTTTTTCATTGCCAAATTCGCAGAATGCTTAGCAAGTTTGCTGTATTCTTCCCATTTTTTATTGTCGCCATCAAAGTACTCTTGTATTTTAGACGGTATGAATGCAATAGCAATCGAATTTTCATTGTCATCAATAACAGCAGCAATTATGCTATTGTTGCAAATAATTTCACAATTGTTAAAATTTTCAGATGACAATTCCTCAGCATTTGTGTGTTCTTCTTTTGCACCTAAAATTTCGCAAACATCTGAAATAAATGAATCAATAAATTCTTCATTTCTATCATTCAAGAATTCTGTAATTTCGTTTTCTTTAATAACGATAGGAAGTAAACATTCAACGATAGTTCTTTTGCAACAAAAACATTTCTTTTGTTTTATTAAGTTATTTATTGCATCGCGTTTTTCATTCATGATTGCATTTTCAGCTTCTTCCCAACTAACGCCTTTATTTACATAGTACGTGGAAACACCTACATAATTAAAATTTCCTAATTGAACGTTTCCTTTTCCCATGATTATTTTTTAGTATATGCGTCAATTTGTTGTCCTACTTGCCACATTGCAAATTCTATAGTTTTCTTATCACCTATTGCTTTTATCGGATTATCCGATATTTTAACAGCAGGTAATCCATCGCATTCCGTTAATTTGATAACGATATTCATCGGTTTTATGTCAGGTAAATCATTTGTAAACCAAGTTCCGATTGCAGGTCCTCTTCGAATTTCGCCTACACGATATGCCATTACCTTTTCAACTTCTTCCCAATTCATTCCGTCAGAGTATGTTATGGTTTTAGTTGTTGGGTCGATTCCTAATTTTTTATAATGTGCAATCATTTTATCCATGTAAACTAATGGATCGCCAGAATCATGACGTGTTCCTGTGAATAAATTTGCAAACATTGAATCAAAATCGACTAAGAATGCGTCGGTTGTAAATGTGTCAGGAAGTGCAATTCCTAGGTTACCATTATAAACCGACACCCATGATTGCATTGCATGGCGATTTGGATGAGAATAACCAAACATTGCAGCATGAGCAGAAACCCATTCATGAGCAAATGTTCCAATTGCTTTTATTCCGTATGCGCACGCAAGTTCAACATTTGATGTTCCAAGTAATGTATCTTCAGCATAATCAACAAAAGTTTTTACAACGTTTTCATGATTACGTGGAGAATATGCTCTACGTGTTCCAAATTCAGCAAAAGGTATTGAATTCATGCGGAATTGGGACGCCTTTTTTCGATGAATTTCAGTTATTGTATCAGCATCAACATCAATAACTTGATTTGTCATTTTGTAAAACAAATCACAAATTGCAGCCATTAATGGAACTTCCCAAAGAATTGTTCTGTACCAGTAACCGCTTATTGTTAAAATCAGATGACCTTCATCATCTTGGATAACTCCAACTTCAGATGGGTCAAAACGATATACTTCAAGAAAATCAATAAATGCCATTGGCAAGAAAGGACATTTTTCAGCAAATTCCTTTTTACGTTGTTTCGACAATGTACGATTTCTGAATCCGTCAATAACTCTACGAAGTTCAACGTCAAATCCTTTTGGATATACTGTGTTATTGCGATCATTGAAAGTGTATTTCACCTTTACATTAGGGAAACATTTCAAAACAGCCCAACACATCGTAAGTTTATACAAGTCAGTGAATAAAATTGATTCATAATTCGCTGGTTCAATAGATGGCGTGTATTTCATAATTTATTTTTTAGATTAATTTAATTAAAATCAAATATACAACATTTAATTATCAATAGCAATAGTATTTGCATTTATTTTTTATTTTTTATTTTTATAATCATTAATTATTTTCCAATTATTTACAATTGCATCATTTTTAAGCATTTCATAATATACCCATTTCTTTATGTTAAGAAATTCAATTAATTTGTCACGCCCAAGAATACAGAGTTGTTCATTCGTTATTACGTTTTCAATAATGTAATATTTTTTATTTATATTTTGCAATGAAACCGCACGTTTTGCCAATATTTCGTCTGTTACATGTTTTGTGGCATCCCAAGCGTCTGCTAACGATTGTTTGTGTTCATCTGTTTTTTTAACATTTTTTAATTTATCGCGTATCTTATCTTTTGTTGATTCTTTTAAATGAGTACCTAATCTTTTCAATCTTAGTTTTTCTCTAGTTTCGTCAGTAATACCTGAATATCCATCACCGCCGTACGATCTATTGTAACCAACCGTATGATTTGTTGAATCAAAAAATTTTATCCAATATTTTTCTTTTTCATTTAATTCATCAAACGACAATGCAGTATCTATAATATCTTTTACGAAATTGTGTTTTCCATATTTTCTTAAAGCATATTGTATTACAATGCCAGATCCTAAATACTTTGGATTATTATTTTTCGATTTACCTATGTAAATCTTGTTATTAATAATGTTTGTAACTTTGTATATTATCATGAATACATTTATTTTATATATTCATTCATATAAACAGATTTATATAAGTTAACCCAATTTAATCTCTCCGTCGTTTCAAAATTTTTAGTTTTTAATAGCTTCCCATAAATTTTGAATTAGAACAGGCAATCCTGTTATTGTAATGCCGCAAAGAATCACAAACATTGTGGTATATGCAGATTTATTACATATAGGATATATTCCAGACGTAGTTAATAATCCGCCAAAAATCACGAATATAACAAATGCAATTGCAAACATGAAACATATCAGTGTGAGGACATTTTTTTGTTTTTTATTCATAATTTAATTTTAAAGTTTAACAATTTTATATTTCTCCGCCTTTTTCAAAATTTCTTTTAGCTTTTATTGAAAGTTCTGTAAGTCTTTTCAATAAATCATCTTTAGGATATGATACATCATAACGTTTTCCACCTTTTTGCAATGAGAAAAAACATGGAGTATTTCCCCTAAATTGCCATTGCAATATTCCTACTCCTAAACTGTTTGCTCGATAATGATTTATACCCGTAATTGAACTTGAACACCAAACGAATCCGATATTATCTTCATCATCGTGTGAATAAGTCATATGAAAAACTTTATTTAAGTGTTTTTCAAGAATCCTTTCAATTTGTTCCGCTGTTGCGTTTGATACTGATAACATAATTTTTGTTTTATCAATTAATTAAAATCAAATATACAACATTTTTCAAGCAATAGCAATAGAAATGCAAATTATTTTAAATTTTCAGCAAAAAAAGTATCATAAGAATCATAACGAATTAAATCAACAAATTTATTTTTCTTGTCAATTTTTGCATTTTGTTTTACGTTTTCGCATGGCTCTTCGTGTTCATCTTGTTTGTTATTTGCAAACAATTGAGGTACAACAATAACCATGTTATAAATCAGTACTTTTTGCAAATTTTATTCCTAACGATTTTGCTGCTTCCCATGTAGGGTCAGCAATATGTTCGAAACCTTGTACATTGCTCATGCAATCCTCAAGAATAACCAATTTTTTACGAACATCAGGATATTCAAAAAGTTGTTTTACCGTTTGTGCAACACAATGTGATTTTGCCTCGCCTGTGATATAAATATTATCATATTTATTTAAAGAATTGATTAATTCCAAATTCCAATCTGTACTTGGAACGCCAGGTAATGCAACTTGTGCTTTAAAAATTCCGAAGAACTCTGTCAATATATGTTTACCTTTTAGAACTGTTGTGTATTCTTTACCGGTTCTTGACCATTCATTTATTGCTTCTTGCAATTCTGGAACGATTGATGCGCCATCAGAACCTGCAATACAATGTTCTGGCCAAATCAAATGAAGGTATTCACCAGATTGTTCTAATTCTTCAAGATATGTTTCAACAGTAACTGGTGCAATTGCTGGTACGTATTTACCTGCTTTTACATCAGCAAGTGTTATTGCTGTGAATACTGCTGGCTGATTACCGTTTTCATCTGTCCAAAATGATGGGTGAAAAATCGAAAATGGCTGATGCCAATCAAGTGATACGATAATGTTATCAATTGTTTCTGTATTTTTCTTAATGAAATTTGAAATTCTTGTAATATCTTCAGGAGCACCGTTTACAAATAAACTTCCAGTTGGACTACAAAAATCTTTTTGCGGGTCAATGACAATGATGCAATTTCTCATGATTTATTTTTTAAATTTATAATTGAATTTTCGTGTTTGATTTTCCATAGCTTCCCATGTATCGTAAGCAGAATCGCGTTCCTTTATTTCTGCTGCTGTTAATTCTCTAACAATAAGTTCGCCTTTTCCGTTTAATGGATTTGCGTAATAACTATATCGTCCAGGTATATCGGAAAAATTAATAAAAGCATATCCTGTATCTTTTGACGTTGAATGTTCAACGCGATACCAATCAAGTTTCGGCTCGCAAATAAAGAACATTGTTGTTCTTTTATATTTCATAAGATAACTTTTGCCAAATTCAAAAGTGTATTTATTATCGTATGATTTTAATTTTTCTGCCATTATATTAAGTTTTTCGATTTGAACAATTCTTTTAAAGATTCAAGATAGCACTCTTGCGATATCATAATCATTTCTTTTGCTTCATCAAGCGAAAACATTCCAGGTTTTTCAACCTCTGGAAATTCTTGAAACTTTCCAGATTTTGGTGGCCATTCCATGGAAAACATATTCGATTTAATTACACCATTAAATTTTGAACGGAATGCCCATGCATATACCAATTTTCCTGAACCGTATTTTGCGTACGGTATTTCGTCAAATGGCCCTATTGCACGAATTCCTGTTTCTTCTTCAAATTCGCGAATTGCACATGTAAGTAAATTTTCGCCTTGTTCAACGTGGCCTTTTGGGATTCCATAACATTTTTTATGTTTGTTCCAGAAATATGGCCCGCCTGCTTTAACAAGTAAAATTTTAGGAACTCCATCAATGATGTCCCATAAAACAAGTCCTGCTGATACTTCTGTTGACTTCCCCATGATATAAATTATTTGTATATTATATACATTATATTAAATTAGTTTTATTTTGTTTTATCAATTGTTTAAAATCAAATATACAACATTAATGAAGCAATAGCAAATTTTTCTAATATTTTTTTGCTATATGTATCAATTCGCCAGATATATATCTAGGATCTGTTTTTAAAACTCTAAAACATTTTCCTGTTTTTACATCCCGTACAGGAACAGTATCTGTGTTTTTATTTTTAGACCAATGTTGTAATTTGCCAGATGTATACCGTGGGTCATCAATTGAAATTCTTATATTATTACCATTTTCATCAATAACACCTACTGTATTTTTTAATTTTTTTGAAACTGCTGCGTTTTTATGCCCGACCGATATATGTTTTAATTCACCATTAACATATCGTGGATCGTCGACTGAAACCCTAAATGTATTTCCATTTATGTCGAATACTGTTACGAATCCTACAGAAGCAGCTATTAATTCTCCACTAGTATATCGTGTATCATTAGTTGATACATTTATACATGTACCGTTACGTAATCTAACAGTTATTTTTCCTTTATTATCTAAAGCAGGAATCAATTTTCCTGCTTTATAATCCGGCGTTTCAACAGATGTTCTAAAACAGTTACCGTTTGCATCCTTAACAGTTATCATACCTTTATTATATGCAGTCAATTCTCCACTAACATATCTAGGATCATTTGTTGACACGCGTATTAATTTTTCGTCATCCTTAACTATCACGGTATTGCATGTATGAAAACCAATGTTTGGGATGTTATAGTTTTCATTTTTTTCATCATCAATGAACTTTGTTATTTCTTCTGCTTCAAATTTAATTGCATCTTCTCTGCAAATAAAGTCATCTTTGATTATTTCTTTTATCAATTTTGATTTGTCAGGCTTCCACGTACACATTGAACCTAAGTAAGAATCTGATGATGGTAGGATTTTACAACTGCGTACGCCAATATAAAATTGTCCTGTTTCTGTATGGGTTACTTTATAAACATAATGATACATATAACTTTTAATTTATATATTCTTTATATTTCGGTTGATTTTCCCATTTATTTTTATTTATAATTTATATACATTAATATGCTGTAGTTTTCATTTAAATGAATATCTATGAACTTTTATTGCATCGACAATTGCAACTACAACAAAATTAATATGTATTTAATGAATCAAGTTCTCTCCACATTTCTGGATATAAATCTCGTGTTTTTAATGATGCTCTGAAGATAATGTATTCCTCAGTATATGTTTTGTACTTTCTAGCACTTTCTTTATCAACACCAGATTTTGAATATCCTGTGTTGAATATTCTATCACAAAGTTTAACAAAAATTGCTTTATCGCATGGCCAGATTTTTGGGTATGTTTTAAAATTCTTTTCTTTTCGAGTCCAACCGAATTCATTTGTTACTCGGTAAACAATCCATGCAACTTCTTTGTTGAACATTTTTTGCAATTTTGATGGTGTGATATCAGTATCTTCACAAATATCATGCGCGTAGCAGGCAGCAATAACATTTTCTCTGTCCGCTTCTGGCACCAAGTGAATATAACGGAGTGCAACTTCGACAACCCCATTCAAGTGAAATGAATATGGTGCTGTTCCGTATCTTTGCGGCTCTGGTGCGTCATGTTTTTTAATTGCAAATTCTTTAACGTTATTTATCAATTTTGATTTTTCAATATTAAATGTTTCCATAATTTTAATTTTTATCAATTGTTAAAATCAAATATACAACATTAATGAAGCAATAGCAAATTTTTTACTAATTATTTTTAAATTTCCATTTATATCCATTTGCAGTTTTGCGATTTCCTCTGCATACAGATGAAATCATTTTTTCATTGTATCCTGCTTCTTTTAATGCTATATAGTCAGGCCATTCTGCTATAAATTCATTTGTTAATGAAAATTGCAATATTATAATGTTTTTATATCTTGAATTTTTTCGTCCTTTTGCTCTATTACTGTAAAGTTCACGAATTTCTGCTGTAAATCTTTCTTTATGCGATAATGATTGTTTTTCTTTTGCAGATTGTAATTTTTCGTTAGCAATAGTATTTCCATATTTTTCAACCCAAATATCATATGCACATTTGCCATACATCGGATTATTTTTACCATTTACGTCATGATGATTTTCTGATATTTTTTGTTTATGTTCATCTGTAAATTTGCGGTTTTTATCAATTAATGGATTATTTGCGTATGTATCCCCGCCTTCTCCACCAACAGTTATATTATATCCGATTATTCTGCTTGTTGAATTATAAATATTTATCCAATATATTTCCTTTTCGCATAATTCTTTATTTGTATCTGCAGTATCTATAATTTCCTTTTTAAAATTTGATTTGCCATACTTAATGATGGCAAATCTTAATAATTTGCCAGAGCCAATGTACTTTGGATTATTTCGACAATCTTTTCCTATATAAATTTTGCCATTTATAAGATTTGTAGTTTTGTAAATTACCATAATAAATTTTTATTTATATATTCATTATGTTACTTCACAAATATCATGAATATTTATTTTTAATAAAATGTCCACAATCTTTGCATTCTTTAAATGATGTATGTAAAACAATGCAGCAATTATTAGGAAATCTTTCTAAACGACAAGCAGGATTCTTTTTATCAACTTTTATTGCTTCTTGCTTTTTGTACGATTGTACAATCTGCAATGCTTTTAAGTATTCATCTTCTGTTATCATAATACATTTAGATTAAGTTCTTGTAAAATTTTGTGTCCATCTTCTGGATAAAGATACATGAACAAAAATACATCACGATTGATTCCTTTATCGTCTGTTACGCCAATTGTGCAACCGCCTATTTCAAAACAATCGTACAGTTTTTCAGCGCCTGCAAATGTAGGAAATCCACTATTTCTATGTATGAATACCCAATGCATTCGATTTTGTTTGAAAATTTCTAAGCATTCGTCAAACGATATGTCATATGGAGTACGGCGATAATTATCATCTTTAATATCTATGAAAATTTGAAATGATTTCTCATGACATTGTTTCATAACCTCAATAGGGTCGTGATTTCCTAATTTGTAAAATGTATCTTTCATATTTTAAATTCCCCAGTAATATGCAATATCTTTAACAGTTACATTATCAGAATCATCAAAATGGTCAGGTATAATTGTTTCCTTTACGTACGTATCAATATGATCCCATACACGTTTAGGTAAAATGTAATTAATTGTAAAAGCTTCATTAACGCAATTCAATTCGATTAAATCATTTGTAAAACCATGTTTATCAGGTTTGGCATCTTTATTAAAAATTTCATTGTATTGATTTATGTTTTTTTCTTTAACTTTATCTATTTCATATTTTATGCCATTTGGTTTATTGTATAAAGTTTCAAAATTACGTTTTCTGAAATAAATAATTCCGCCTTCTGTAACTGTACTTTCAACGCAATTTGTTATGAAAGAATTTTGTAACTGTCCGTATATAAATTCAACAGCTGCATCTTCAACTGATTGCATTTCGCCAACAATTTCAAGTATGCAATCTTTTAACACATCAATATCATAATCAATTTCGCAGAATTCTAAACTTTCTTTATACTTGATATTCTTTTTGCCTATATGAATTCCTTTTGAATCAATAGACCATTTAAAATCTTTATTTATTTTTGATATTGTCTGTAAAATGATAATAACATCTTCCATTGTTGGCATATCGTCATTATTAATTACAGTATCATAAAAATATTCTCTAATGATTGCAAATTTATCTTTTTCCATAATTTGTGTATTAATTAATTAAAATCAAATATACAACATTTATGAAGCAATAGCAATAGAATGTGAAATTCTTTGTATCATATAATATCCATTTCCTAAATATTCATCTTTCAATATGTTGCGATTTGAATCGTCAATTTCAGTCGTAATAAAAACTAAGTTTTTTCTTTCGCTATCTGTGTATCTTTGTCGAATTTTACAATGTCCATCACCTGATGGGCAACAAGAATCTTTTGAAAAATCAACATAAACAACATTGCCAAAAAAGTCGGGATATTTTTCTGCTGTTATTTTTGTGAGATACTTATGTGCGCCTGCGGATTCGTCCCATATACGAATGTTATCTTTATTTTCTTTTGAATTGCTTATATATGGGAAATTACTTCTCCATGTTGTTAATTGTGCATCGGGATAAATTATTCCGTCGATGTATCGAATAGCGCATGAATTTTTTTGCAACACACATGACTCATGTAATGTTCGATGTTTACTTATATCTTCAATGCCAGGATTTGGAAAATTGTAATGAACAAGTTCAAATTTCTTTGTTAATAATGTTTCACACAGTTTCACAAAATATGGGTCAGAATAATGAATTGAATGGTCGCCTTCATATGATCTTCCGTTTATGTTATAAACTGATATGATAGTATCTTTTACATATATTGATGCAATGTTATCTGGATTTGCATGTCCAGATGAATCAATTCTAAAAGATATATGTCGAACAAATCTTTTCTTTCCGTTTATTATTTGCCATCCAAAAAATTTTGCAATTTCTGGATGCAATACGTTTTCTTGTGTGGGATTGCCATGATAATTTGGCGTATAATGCCAACGATCATAAAACATTGGTGTATTGCATTCATCGAGCGAATTAATAAAATCATGTGGTGCCCAAATGGAATTGCAAAGTATTCCATTTATTTTAGGCATTGAATCATAATTAAAATACGCCGTATATTTGCAACACCCATTTGATGTTGTTATATGTTCATCAAGAAATTTTACGCTATTCATAATTAATCAATAAAGTTTTGGTCAATATCGTATTCTTTTGCAAATTCAATTGCATGTGCCATTTGACGATCTATTCGTATTTTTTTCTGTTTTGATATTTCATTATTAGCAGCGTCAAGTTTTTGTAATCTGCGTTTATTACGAATAAATGCTTTTTTGTATAACGATTCTAAGCATTTTCTAATAAGCGGATATAAAACAGAAAAATCATAGTCGTCATTTGTTATTGAGCATCTTTGTAAATTACTTATTTTTGCAATTGATTGACTTTCATATGATGCATCATCAATTTTTGACGGTATGTAAACATTTATAGGGTCACAAAAATTATCATTACGTAAATGTATTGCACATAAGATATTTCCGTTATATGTAAATGTATATGTATTGCAATATGAAGATAAATGACTGTTTCTACATTTCAACGAGTTACTTAAGTTAATCCAATGCAATTGTCGTTTACAAATTTTGCCATAATCATAATCCTGTGTTGACATATATTCCATATATGTATGTTCGTCAATCATTTCAGCAGAATTTTCTAATATCATATCAATGCTGTTAGAATTTGCAAACGTCTTAAGAAACATTCCTAATTTTTGCTTATCAGTCAATAAGGGTGCGGGCGGCGTTGGTATTCTAATGTCACCCAATCGTGTTTTTTTGCCAAAAATACAACTTAACATAATTATCGAATTAAAAAGATTGAACCAAAGTGCGTTGATTTTGTATACCCATTATTTACACCTAAATAAAAACCACCTGTGTAATTTGATTTATCAAAATGAACTTCGGTAATTTTCCAAATATAAACATCGGATTTTAACAAAACTCCATTATACATTCCGTCCCATGATTCTGCAGGATTGCCATTAATCAATTTATCAGAATACCAAACAAGGTTTCCTTTTGAATCAAAAATGTGAATTTCGTATTCAACAAGATTTGTACCTACAGGTTTAAAAACGCGTATTCCAACGGGTGCGGATTCAGGCGCAAACGCATTAGGAACGAATAAAGTTTTCTCAACATAATCGGAATTATATGTCGAATCAATTTTTCTTAATTCTGATTCGTATGTAGAATCAAGTTGTGCACTTGCAAATAATGTTGCAAATAAAAGCCATGTTAAAATTAAGTATTTCATATTATCCTCTATGTTGTGTATATCGAAACTTTCCTTTATTCATGTTGTAATTCGGTTGTAACCGCAAATTTGCATTTTGTTCTTTTCTTTGTTTTTTGCTTTGTTTTTTATGATTTTGTACAGATGTAATTTGTTTGACAATTTTTTTAACTTTTGGCGTATGCAACTTTGAAATTAATTCACGAGTTTTTGCTTCCATTTTTAAAAGATTTTGTCTGAACTGTTCGCGTGAACTTATATATAAATATGTTTCAAATGCAAAATGCATAAATGCAAACATGTAATGAAAAATACTCACAAGAATGACAATTATTGGATATGCAATAAAGCGAGCACCAATATCAGTTCCAATTTCTGTCCAAAGTTTACCCATTCTTAACCAGTGAACAAATTCCTTTAAAAGGAATATTTTCAATAAAGTGATTTTATTACTTTCCATAATTATTTTGTTACTTTATAAATTTTTAATAGACCAGGAAACGCTTTAGTTGCTTTATTGAATTCTGATTCTTTAATGCGAATTTCTTTCCATTCTTTAATTGTAGGAATTATTTGTGCGCTCCATTTGTCAGGAATGTAATTTGTTTCCCAACGTTGGTACATGTTTATTGTATCAAAGACAAATTTGAATTCATCAATAGCAAACTTTGTGATATCATCTTCACTTTTAAATTTAACGGCAATTTGCGTTGAATCAATTAATTTAATAAAAGAATAATGCTTATGAATAACATATGCATTTGATTTTTTCTTAGGAGCAACAACTTTAGATATTGAAGTAACGTTATTTGCAATTGTTGTGTCGCATTTATAAAAGACGGTATCAGCACCAACAACAATTGGTTCTAAACCTTCGATTCTTACAGCTTCACTTTTTACTTTTAATGATTTTAATCGAATTGATGTTACAATTGCATTGGAGAGAATTAATGCAATAAGAAATACGATTGCGCTAACAAATCGTGCATTCGGGTCGCCATGATCTTTTCTAAAAATACATGCTAATAGGATAAACGTTAAAACGCCAGTAATGATTGTTGTGTACATACAATAGTTTTTAAGATATGAATAATTATTTTTATATTTATATTATATACAGAAATACGAAAAAGTTTCAATTATTTGCCGAAACCTTCTGCAATACTTCTTAATGTTTTTGAAATGTTAAGTAAACCGTTGCCAACAAAATCATGATACGGATTATGTCCGTCAAGACCGACTTTTGTTTTTTGAAATTCAGCAATTAATTCTCTTTGTTCAAATGAGAAATTTTCACAATCCCAAAAATCAAACATCAAGCAATTAAATCCAAGCCAGTTAAATGGCCATCCGTCTCTCCACAATTTTGCATTATTATACGAAAGATTTTTATCATTGAAAATTTCTTCCATATAATTTAACGATTCTTCTTTACTTTTGATTGCCATAATCTTTATGTATTTGTTTAATTGTTAAAATCAAATATACAACATTAATGAAGCAATAGCAATAGTTTTATCATTTATTTTAAACTAAAAAACCTTGTCAACTTTAGATTGACAAGGTTTTTCGTAAGATTTTTATCTTATTTCACTGCTGTTGTATCAACAACTGTTGTATCAACATTTGCAGAATCAACGGTTACAACTGTTGCAGTATCAACTGATGTGCTATCAGAATTTACAGTACTTTGTGAACCAGATGTACAACTTAAAAATGCAAGAACAATTGCAGTGCTGATGATTAAAAGAATTCTTTTCATAATAAATGATTTAAAATTTTAATTAATTGATTGTTTGAGTATTATATATACACGAAGTTTTTTTAGTTTCATATTTTTGCAAATACTTTGCAATTATTTTGAACCTAACAACGCACTGCAAAACGCTGCAGTTTTAGGATCTTTATCGAAATTTTTTGTAAAATGATCGTAAGCAAATTTTATTTTTGCAGCAGGCAACTTTGAATCCTCATTAATATGTTTTGCATATTGTGTTCCTATGAACATTTCATTTAACATTTCGACTTTTGTTTTTGCTTTCATAATTTCAATTTTTTAGTAATTGTTTAAAATCAAATATACAACATATATGATGTAATAGCAATAGTTTTATCATTTATTTTAAACTAAAAAACCTTGCCAATTTCTTGACAAGGTTTTTATTTTTTATTTTGAATTATTTATCATCATCACCCCATGATACACCTGGACACATATCAGTATATGAACTCCCAAAGTATTCACCAAAGATTCCTGTGAATTTGATTAATGCAACACCTAATCCTTTAACAATTCCCCATACCAAAGATAGACAAATTATTTTCCAAATTAAAGTTACAAAGATAAAGTATATAACAGGAAACAATACATAATCCCATATTGCAATAACCCCATGACCGAACCATAAGAATGGCTTTGCATATAATGGTACGTTTCCTTTTTTCTCCCATTGATTAACCGCTTTAATAATCAGTGCACGTATTGAATATAAAAGTAAACCCACAGGTAAGCCGCCAGCAATTCCATAACCCAATATTTTACCAACAGTAATCAATACAGCAAGTACAGCAGCGCCATTCCACACAGAAACAAGTGAAAGAACACCCCATGTCAATAATTGACCTAGATATGATAATCCAATAGCAACAGCAATAGTAACAACTAATCCAACAAATTGTTTTGTCAGTTTCACTACTTGATTGAAATTTTTAACTTCAAATGTAAATGTATCTTTCAAAGATTTGCCTATCGGTTTAAATATATCACCAACCGCATTTAATTTTGTTTGAATTTTTTCTCTACGTTCATCACGTTTACGTTCGCGTTCTTGTTTAGCAGCACGTATTAAATTGTATGCAGAATTTTTTTGTTTCTTCAATTCTTCACGTTCAATTTTAATTTTTTCAAACATTGCAGCTAATTTTTCACGATACTCAGGATCATCACGTTTGAGATCATTCGCTTCAGCCCATTCGCCTAACATATAAGAATCGGAATAATTTTCTTTTGCAAACTTAGGACGTTTAATAACTTCATCTTCATACCAGTTTCCGTAGTACAAATCGAATGCTTCAGCCAATGATAATGTTTTAATCCATCGAGACACTGCGGCTTCTTTAGATTTTCGCCAAGCAGTTTTAGTGCCGCGAATTAACATGCCAATTAATTTGAATGGCAATACTGGCACCACAAGAATCATGGATGCGATTGTTACCCAAAAATACGGGCAAAGATTTTTCAAAGATCTTGGGTCAGGCAACGAATTCCCAAATACAAATTTAATCAACTTGTAATGCCATTGTTTTTCATTTAAAGAAATGAGTTTTACTTTTTCTTCCATAAGGACTTTAAGATTTAATTAAGTTAAATAATATTTGTATATTATATACAAGTATGGTCAATAGTTTTAAAAATCAGGAATTTATTTTTCCTGATTTTCGATAATAATACTTAATTGACCGCAAGCAGCACCATTTTTAATTTCTGCTTGTGTAGCAACAGCGATTGCAAAGTCAAACCCTGCGTTTTCCAATTGTTTTTTGATGTTTTCGTTCATGATTTCTAATTTTTATTTGTGAATATTAATTAATAGATTACTTTTCCGTTAAATCCTTCTCTAAGATTTGCGCCATCAAAGACAAGTAGATTTGTTGAACAACTAGGTTTTATTGCACACCTAGAATATGTTTGTACTGCATCATAGTTTGTGTTTTTTGGAATGTACATATAATTGTTGCATTTGCAAATATCTTTATAATGCCATTCTTTTATATTATGCAAGTTATTGTTTGTTTCGATTATTGTGCTAAAATCAACATAATGCGATTTTGCATATTCATTCGCTTTCATTAAAGAAACAAATCCTGTATCATGAATTCCCATAGATGCCGCAGCTTCAAGGTATTCTTGTATTTTTTCATTTGAATCAATATGACCTTTGATTATGTTACAACTTAAATGCAACTTAAATTTGTCAGTTGTATTTTTTTGTATTCTTGTAATATCTTTATCTGTTGGTGCATTGAATCCCAATATCGTATTATTAATATCATTATCAAAATGATGTCGGCTTAACGATATGCTATTTAGATATTTATCAAGTCCTAACGAATACAATTCATTTAAATTTAACCCATTAGTATTCAGCACACGAAATGCCGAAGGTACTTTTTTTCTAGCAACATTAACAGCAGCAATAAGATTTCCAAGTTTCAATGTAGGTTCACCACCTGTAAATGAAATTTTGCGAATTTCGATTTTTTTTGAAACTTCGGTTATTGCATCTGTGAAAGCGCTCAAATCAAAATATGTTGCAACATCTTTAAATTCGCAGAACGGACAATTTGCATTGCATCCTCTAAATTGAACATACATGTTTACGTATGGACGTTCAACAGGACATTTAGCATATCCTTTTTGTTCGCAATAATAATCCTTTAGTTGGATTGTTTTATCAAAAAGTTTAAATTCCATAGCGATTTAACATCTGCTTATACTTGAACTGCTACTACGACCACAAGGATCTACCAATACACGACGTTCAACACGGACTGGTTCTAATCTTGTTTTTAAGCTAGAAATTTCTTTTTCTAATTTATCAATTTCGCCCTTGAATCCTTGAATCAGCTGTTTCTTTGCATCAATAGCGGCTTCAATTTCTTTATCTCTTAAGAATGCATCTAATGCTTCAATCGAAATTTGTCCGGAATTAACAAAAAGACTAGTTGCGTGATTTCTGAATTTGCTAAAATCGTTATTTTTTTCTAACCAGAATTTTAAGTATTCTGTTAAGAAAGTTTTTTCGTTTGCCATTTGCTTTTATTTTAAATTTATACCTTCGATAACGCCAAGTCCTAAATCATTTGATTCTGATGTTTCATTCGGATTAATTGGACTTAATTTTATGAAAAACTTTTCAGTGTTAAAATGTTTTACTAATTCTGCAATATCAAAATCAGATTCATCAACCAATGTAAGATTTAACGTAGTTTTTAAATTGCTTTCAGTTCGAATTTTACCAAGTTCCGCAATTGTTAATTTATTTTTAAATGGAATCAACCAATTACGTTTTTCCTCAACAAAACTGTGTATACTTATTTGTAATGTAATATTACCTTTTATCCAAGAATAATCGGCATCTTTAATTCCGATTGTTGATACATAATGATGAACGTTCGGATATAATTCAGTTATTTTTGCAATTGCTTCTTTTACATTTTTTATGTTTAAAAAAGGTTCGCCCATTCGTGTCCAATTGATTTTAAACTCAAATGAATCTTTCGGGTTAATACCAGGGTTTGACTCAATAATGAACTTTACTTGATTTATCATTTCATCGGCAGTCAGATTTCTGTATTTTTTCAATTTGCCTGTTGCACAAAACTTACAACGAACAGGACATCCTGACATTGTCGATACACCTATCAT